TAGATCTAAATAATGGAATTATAGGAGAGTTTTTTGCTATTTCTTGTACAAGTTTTTTAGCTTCCATTTGTTCTGTTTGTGAAAAAGCCATACTCCAATTACCACCACTTAAAAAACTGTCAATATCATTAAATCTTTCTGTGTCTAAAGATACTTGTAGTCCTAATTCTTCCTCTATAATATGTCTGATAACTGAAGTTGGAGGAGTTCCTTCTAGTATATTATCAGCCATTCTACCTCTTGTTTCTAAGTAAAAGTTTTTATCAAATATATTATTTATTTCAAAAACATGCTTCATACTCATTCTACTAACTTCTGTTCTAAAGTTTATATTATCTTCTCTATCTGTATAATTAAAAATAAAACCAATCATTGTAGCATTAAATCTATTAGGAATATCCCATCCTAAATCAGGATTTACTTGATCATTCCAATTTTGAGTGCCTAATGGTTGATTAGTATCATAAATAGGGTATAGTCCATCAATACCATCTATAGTATTTAAAGATGCTGTGCTTAAATTTCCTAAATCAAGCACTTCTATACTTCCACCTGTATCAGGAATGTCTACTCCAAAATGAATTAATTTAACAGAGTTGTTTCCAAGATTGTTTACAATAGGTATGTTATTGTCTTTTTCAAAATAAATTTCTGCATCTAAATAACTAAATCCTGAACCTTCTATAGCATCATCTATTTCAGCATTTAAGGTAGCTAAAAAACCAAATGTAGTTAATGTGTTTCCAGATATATTCATATTGAAATAATTACTTGCTGATTCAAATATAGCAATACCTGGAGTTTTGTTTTTCGAAACAACTCTCATACCTGGGCTGTCACTTCCACTTTCTGTCATGTCAGATCTTGAACCATTCCAATTATTTAATCTTTGTAAAATTGGCATACCTATTGCTCCAGGCATCATTAAACCTTTGGGTGCTGTAACACCTGAGTTTTCAAATTGGTAGCTGTCTGTAAAATGCATATGCCATCCACTATCACAAAAATAATTATGCCATCCTTGTGCATCTCTTCTTATTTCTCCATCATTAACTCCTGACATATACCAAGGAGAAGAACCTCCTGACACAAAACCCATGCTATTACCACCATAATAAGCATCCCAAGGTTGATTCATTCCTGATCTTTGCCCTGTATTTTGCCAAAAATTAGAATCAATTCCATTCCATTCTACCTGCAAATCATCTTTAAAATGAGATATATCGTACCAACCAGTATTAAAATACTCATGTCTGTTATTTAATCCTGTAATTCTATACCTTGGAAAGTCATCATATGTAAAGCCATGATATTCCATTAAATCCCAAAAGTCTATATAAATAGGATTAGGTTCTATTGGATTGTCATTTAAAACATTTCCATTAGGATCAATGTCAGTAGTTCTAGGAAGTCCATTTAAATCATAGCCATTAATAGAATTTCCATTAAAATCTTTAGAAAATGTTAAAAAAGCACTTAAATTGTAATCTTTTATATCAACATTGTTAAGATTCCTTGCAAAACCATATAAATAATTAGGAATATGAGTTTGGCTATAATCTTCTGATAGATATTCCTTATTTTCAAAGTCTGTCATTTGTAATCTTCTGCCAGTAGCATAATAATTAGTTATTGAACCATATGGTCTTTGAAAAAAATCTGTAGGTGTTCCCCAAAAATGATTAAATAAATTAGCTTTTTCATGAAATGTATTTGTAGACCAAGGATCAACTTCTTCTAATTGCCCAAATGTATTACTACCTGAATAATCATTTATGTCAGCCCAAGCAGCCCAATTTCGTAAAGGTATTAAGTTATCAGTTTCGTTTTCATACCATATTGAAAATAAATCATATAGTTTTTTAGCATCAGGCATACATATAAATTCAACTTTATTGGCTAAGTCAGTTCCTAGTAATCTATTTGCATTTCTGTGCCAATGCCAATATTTTTGATTGTCAGATATTTCAGGATTTTCTTCATCCCAATCACCTTGCATTGCACTAAGTGAAAAAGTTTCAGAACTGTTAAAATTACTGCTAGTGTAAGCACCATTATAAAAATGATTTAGAAGAAAAAAATCATCATCAGTAGTTACAAGGTCAGTTAAATTAGAACTGTCGTATGGTGGAAAATTAGCATATGTGCTAGAATTACCATCTATTCCATATTCAGGGTTTGTTATAGAAAAACCTTCATTTTCATATTGCCAATTTATACCTATATTAGCATAATTAGACTCATTTGCTCCTGAAAAATGTATTCCTGATGCTCCTGCATTTCCTAGGCTCAAAGATGTTGGTTTATTATTATAAACAACTTGCATTATTCCCATAGATATTGTGTTTGTAGGTATTAAACCATCATATGTAGCTCTAAGATATGTTTTTGATTGCAAGGAAGAAGCATTTAAATCTTGATCTATTTGGATTGAAGGATTTTGAGGTGCAGATGTATTTACTCCCTCATCTAAATTAGATTGTATTGATAAATTTTTCATTACTTTTAAATAAGTTCCTGAGTAAACATATAAATAATCAGAAAATCCTGAATAATTTCCTAGAGTAGTATTGTAACCATCTAAAGCATTTACAGTTCCTTGTTTTACAGGAATCTCAAACCTATCAACTAAAGTATATATTTTTTTAAGGTTAGCTAAATCTAAACTCATATCTTTATATAGAACACAAGGTGCTTTTTCAATTTCACCAAATACCATAGGTATTGTTTTATTTATATCTTCTTCTCTATATGCATTTTCAGAGTTTAGCACTCCAATAGGTACTTTTTTGTGCATAACAGATTCTGTAAGATCTTCTAATATAATTTTAATATTGTCGTAATCATGAGAAACTCTCTTAATAATAGCTCTATATATAGGTAAACATTGCACAAGAGTTGTACAAGATTGAGATTTCCAATATATTTGAACATCGGTGTTTAAAAAGTTTATTTCATTAAATAAATCACTAAACAGAATTTTACTTCCATTATTTGTAAAGTAATCTGTATTTGACAATGTGAGAGTCACATTATTTATTTTAAAGTTTCTATTTTCAATATCAATAGATTCTTTAATAGAAGGTATTTTAAGGTTTAATGCTTGAAAGTTTTTAATTACTCCCTCGTCCTCTAATACTTCTGCATTTTGTGATAAATAAATAGGAGGATTTGTGTTTATCTTAACAACAGGGTGTATGTTAGTAGCATTACCTTGTATATCTGATTTAAATTCAGGATAATTGTCTAAATTAAGCAATAGAACCTCCTCTTCTAAGTGCTTCTTTTATTTGTGGAACTATCTCATCTTCTATAGTATCTTTACCTAATATAGGATTGTTTATAATAATACTAGCTCCACCCCCACCACCTAAACCAGTATTCATTCTATTTAAGTTTTCTATGCCTACAGCTTCAACAGCATCTCTACTCATAACAAACTCGCCTTGCTCTGCTTCAATCATAGTTCCACCTTGAGAATGTCTATTGCCACCAACCATACCACCATATTGGTATTTCTGTGCTTTAATTGCTTTGATTTGCATTAAACCTTGAGCAGCAACTAATGCAGCCATTATAAAACTCATAGGAGGAGATTTAGATAAAGCAGCAGTTACACCTAAAGCAGTATTTGAAACAGCTTCCATAACCTTAACATCTTTCATTTTTTCTTTATGTTTTTTTGTTTTTTCAGCATATTTAGCTTCAATTTCTTCTATTTTTTTAGTTCTTATTCTTTCATTTCTTATGCCTTTAACAGTATCAAGCTCTGCTTGTTTAGCTTGATTGATTTGTTGCATTTTTATTTTATCGTAAGTATTCCCTATATCAGCTATAGCACTTGTAACTTGATTGATATTTTCAAGTAAAGTTGTTCTTTCACCTTCATCTTGAAACTTTCCAAATAAATTAGCAAAAAACCCACCTTCTCCTTCATCATCTCCTTCAGTTAAATCTGCAATTGCTTTTTGCTTTTCTTCTATTTGTATAAAAATATCTAATATATCAGATAATTGTTTTTGATCCAATTTAGCATTTTCTGTTATTTTATTACCTAAATCAAGTTGAGTTTGCAACTGTTTATTTTTATTTTCTTGCAAAACAATACTATCACCAAAAGTTAGTAACTGAGCTTCAAGTTCAGTTAAACTTATATTTCTTACTTTATTACCATATTCGTCAAACAATTGAGTAAATTTTTCAAAATTTCTTGTTCTTACTTTACCAGTTCCATCTTCAAGTGCTGCCTGTGCTCTTAATAATTGATTGTAAAATTTCAAATCTTTTTGTTGTTTTGTTAATTCTTTGCTTATTATTTCTTGAGGCTCAACAAGGTTTTTACTGCTATTTTCTATAGCCTCTAAAACTTCTTTTGAACTTTTAAATCCAGTATTTACTTTAGAAAGTTCTTTTTCTAATTCAGCAATATCTTCATTTAATTTAAATTCTTTCATATTAACTAAAGTGTCAGCTTCAACACCTAGTTCTTCAAGTCTTCTAATTATACTCTCTAAATCATCTTCTTTCAAAGCTAACATAAAATCTCTAGCACTTTCTGCTGCTTCTTTCATCCTTTTAATAATTGTTCTCATAAAAGGCTCAAATGCACTACCTATAGCTTCATTTGCATCTCCTATAGCATTTGTCATTTGCTGTATAGCTCCACCAAGAGTCCTTGATGTTGCTAGAGCTTGACCTCCAAATAATTCAGTAATACTTTCAGTTAATGATTTTAACCTTTGAGAAGAACCAACAGCACCATCAACCTGGATACCATATCTTGAAAGAGAGTTTGTAGAAGAACCAAATGATTTAGCAACTAAGTCTGCTGCTGAGGTTAAATCCATCCCCTTGGCTGCTGCTAAGTCTAAAGTAGCAGTAGTTAATGACTTTATCTGCTCTTCATCTTTAGTGAAAGCACCTATAAGAGCTTGCACTTCTATAACAGCCTCATCTCCAAAAGCAGTAACTTTTTGTAATGCTGATGCCTGATGTAATAAAGCAGAATTAACTTTTCCTAAAGAAACTTCTAGTTTTTTCTGAGCATTTTCTTGTTTTATCGTAGCATCAAATAGCCTTCTGAATCCCATAGTGACTAAACCTAAACCAAAAGAAACAAGTAATAATTTAGAACGAAGTGTTGCAAAAGAATTGCCTAAAAGCCTATTATTTTTAACACCCAAAAGACTTGTTTTGTTTTGTTTAGCTAAAAACATAGTAACTTGCTTTTGAGTTAAGCCCATAGATTTCAACTCTTTTTCGTAAATTGAAGTTGTTTTTTGTAAACGATTAGTGACTACATCTAAATTTCTTATAGCCTTAACTAGGGCTTTATCACCTTTAGGTTTAAACTCAATTATTAGTTGTTTTTGTGCCATCTTGTTTCGCCTTATTAATTTGTTTTTTCTCTAACTTTGCAAATGCATTTCTTATAACAAATGCTTTATCTACCCATAAACATGGCTGTTCGCCATAATCGCCCTTATATGCAGGGACATTAAACTTCTCACAATACAAATACCTTTGTATATCTTTTTGGTCTTCTTTACTGTATACTGCATTACTGCATGTAAAAAAAGGCAATTGTGCTTGTATTGATGGTACAATATCAAACTCATTGCCTTTAGAATTAGACTCATTTATTTCCTCTATTATTAAATCTATAACCTTCCAGACATCTTCATCACTTTCAAATTTCCAAACTGGTCGGCTTCCATTAACCAATACAGGTATCTGAGCTTCGTAAGGATATTCCTCGTACTGACATCCTTGACAAGCCTCAAACATAACATTTAAAGCTAGTCTGAGGCTTCTTCTTCCCCCAGGTTAAGTAGATCTCCTTGTATGAATTGAAAGATTTCGCTTTTATCAGAAAAAGATAATGATTTTATAAATTTATCATTAGAACCTTTTACTCCTACTCTAATAAACTTTGTCATCGTAGAGTGCATCATCTTTACTTTTATATTATCTCCTGTAGTATCATAATCAACAGAATCTAATAACTCATCTCTTTCATCTACTGTAAGGTCGTTTAAAACAACCTCTTTACCTGATTTGAGCTTGATTTTCATACTGCTCCCCCTTTAATTTAATTATTCATTACAATCAAATGTAACCAATACTGTACTTCCATCACTTGTA